GGGGAGTGTTATTAGAGAAATGAAAGTCACTGTCAGTTTCCCCATGCGGATCCTGTGCACCGCTGGTCTGTGCCACGGGTCACAGCACTTGTTGGTTGTGGCTGGGTGGGTGTGTGCTATGATGGGGTCACAAGCCAACGAGGAAGGAGCTACCGATGAGTCGGCTGCCAGTGTTCGAGGACACCGTGTGGGACTACACCCGTCACCGTGGCAACCTGCAGCACTTCACCACCATCACCTGGGGTGGTCGTGATTACCGCATTGTGTTGACGTTGGGCGTTAAGCGGTTCCATGTTGATTTGTACTCGGGCACTGTGCGTCATATGACGGCGACCTATATGTTTGATATTCGTGTCGCCGGCCTCCAGCGCTTCGCGTTTGATAGTGTGGTATACTATCTTTCGCAAGCAACGCCCCTTGTGGACGCTATTCAAGATCCGTTGCCTTTTTGGCAGCACTGAACAGAAAGGTGATTCTCATGAGTGTTGAGATGACCGTTACCGGCAACCTGACCCGCGACCCGGAGACCGCTAAGACCAAGAATGGCGAATTGATTGTTCGTCTTGGTATTGCTGCTACCCGTCGTCAGTTCGATAAGAAGAGTGAGGAGTGGGTTGACGATGGGGAGCCTCTTTACTTGAATGCTTCTTTCTTCGGCGATTCCTATGAGTACATTATGGGGCTTGTCGGTAAGGGCGATCAGGTTACTCTTTCGGGGACGCTTGTTCTTCGTGAGTGGAAGTCGAAGAACGGTTCCGGGCTGGCTCTTGAGATTCGTTTCCCGAAGTTCCTCGGTTACATGAAGAAGGGGGATCGTTCGTCTTTGGCTAACCCGCGGCGTGCTTATCGCCGTTGATCCTGTCCGTTTGGAGGGCGTCGCACTGTCATTGTGTGGCGCCCTCCCTGTTGTTCTGTGCTATACTATTAGCGTGATTAGAAAGGAGTCCACCAGTGGCTAGACTTGAGAAGCCGTCAGATCTTGAGGGTTGGAGGGATTATGCTCGGCGTCTTGAGGCTCGAGCTTCGAGGAAGATCAGCAAGATCCGGCGGGGGACGTACGCCCCGTCCGTCCTCAGGCCTCTGAGGGAGGCTACGAGCGGCGCAGGAGGCGTTGACATCGCCCGTACGGCCCTAGATCCGCGCAAGGGTACTCCCCTAGTGGGGCGCATGACTAAGGCCCAGGTAGAGGCTCACGCGCATCGTCTTGAGGAGTTCATGGCTCCTAACGTCTCCTACTACCCCTCTCGCTATGGGGAGCCCGTCTCTGCTAAGAGCATGCTCCGCTATGTGTACGCTCAGAAGAGGAGTAATGAGCATTCGAGGGAGTTCTATCAGCGTGTCGGGGGCACTGAGATTCCTTGGAGGGGGTTGAAGCCTTTCTCCGAGGTTTACGATATCAAGAATCCTTACGCTCATAAAGGCGACATTGCTCGCTTGTACGCTGAGCGTGAGCCGTATAAGGTGCAGACTTTCACGAGTGAGCGGGCCGTTAAGATTCTCACTGAGAGGGAGCGCGAGTTTTCAACTACGAGAGCTGATAAGAAGATGGTTGCGGGTATTCGGAACAATATTCGTAAGCTTACGGAGGGCTCGGGTAATCCGGAGTTGAAGGTTTTGGCGGATCTTCCTGATGATTTGCTTCGTGTTCTGTGGACTGTTGATGATGAGTTCATCGCAGGGTTGACGTTCCGTTACGAGGGGAATAAGGAGTTCGATTCTGATCGTAACTCCCCCGATGATGCGTTCACGGCTCAGAGTGGGGATCAGTTCAATGGGAAGGATGCTGTCGGCTATGCCAAGACGATGCAAGTCCGCCCTATCCGATGAGCGGCAGATTCTTTGCGCGGATTTTGAGACTACGGCTGATATTCCGGATGACGGGTCGCTTCCTGAGTCTACTAGAGTGTGGCTTTGGTCTGTGAGGAATGTTGACGACTGGAACGTTAATGTGATCGGTTACACGATCGATGAGTTCATGGCCTCTATTCTTGAGGGTGAGAGGACGGTGTTCTTCCATAATCTGAAGTTCGACGGCGGGTACATTATTGATTGGCTTCTTCACAACGGTTTCCGTTGCAATGACCCTAATGTTGCGAAGGGCACCCCTCCCCCACTGTCGTTCACTCCGATCATTTCCTCTGAGAGCCAGTTCTACAGGATTTGGGTTGCGACGGAGGATTCCGATGTTATTTTCATGGATTCGTTGAAGAAGATCCCTCTCTCTGTTCAGAGCATGGCGGGAGCTTATGGCCTTGAGATGAGTAAGGGTGTGATCGATTACGTCACGTACCGGGAACCGGGGTACCGTCCGTCGTTCGAGGAGCGCCAGTACGTCCGCAATGACACGGGTATTGTTGCTGAGGTTCTTCGTCAGCAGATTGCTGAGGGTCTTACTAGTATGACGGCTTCTTCGGATGCTTTGAGGGGATTCAAGGAGGTTGTGGGGAGTAAGACTTTCAAGAAATGGTTCCCCACTCTTTCTGTGGAGGATGATACGAAGGTGCGCGCCGCTTATCGGGGAGGGTTCACTTATGCTGATAGTCGTACTGCGGGTGTTGTACAGGGTGAGGGCATGGTGCTTGATGTTAATTCTTTGTACCCGTATATCATGTATTCGAGGCCTCTCCCGTTCGGGAACCCTATTTCGGTTGATATTCCTCCTGAGGAGATCTCCGATGATTATCTTTGGGTTGCTACGTTTTGTTTCACCGCGAAACTTAAGGATCGGGGTATCCCCTGCATCCAATTGCGCGGTTCGCATAGGGCTAACCCGACTGAGTACCAGCGTGTTGTGGATGAGCCGACTGAGATGCGTATGACGAACGTCGATTGGAAGCTGTTCAATGACATGTACGAGGTTGACTTGTACGGCTTCAGCGATGTCACCTTGTTCCGTTGCCGCACGGGGACTTTCAAGGATTACATCGACAAGTGGATGGCTGTTAAGGAGAGCTCTGAGGGAGGGAAGCGTCAGATCGCCAAGTTGATGCTCAATTCGTTGTACGGCAAGTTCGCGTCTCGAATTGAGAGGCGTAATAAGCTTCCCGTACTTCACAACGGGGTCGTTAAGTATGTAGCGTCTGAGAATGAGGAGATTACGAAGCCCGTATACACCCCTGTCGGTGTTTTCGTGACTTCCTGGGCTCGTGACTATACGATTCGTTCTGCCGCGGCCAACTACGACCGCTTTCTCTACGCGGATACGGATTCGCTCCATTTGAAGGGGACGGAGCGTCCGGCGGGCTTGAATATCCACCCCACTCATCTAGGCGCCTGGAAGATCGAGGGTACTTTCGATAGGGCTATTTTCGTGAGGGCGAAGCAGTACTGCGAGGTGATCGAGGGGGTGCCTGACACGCATATCGCGGGGCTGCCGAGGAAGAACCCGCATACGGGGAAGCCGTATGAGATCTGGCCTGAGGACCTGCTGCAGTCTCAGACGTATGGTGGTAAACTTGTGCCCAAGATGATTCCCGGGGGAACTTTTCTCACGGAGACTCATTTCACGTTCACGCCAGTAAAGGAGTCATGATGCGCAAGTCCAAGACGGTCTCCCTGACCCTTCCTGTTTGGGTGGTCGAGTTCTTCGACGACTATCAGTGGGAGGTTCATGTGCCCAAGCCGGAGCTCATGAGGCGGGTTGTCACGGAGTTCGTGAAGATGAAGATTGCGGAGTCGGAGGAGTCGTCGCACCCCTCCCCCGGCCCGTTCGAGGGCTCAGACGCCGAGGAGAGCTGATCGGTGTCGTCGTGGGCGTCTACCGCCGGATGAGACCGGGCCCGCGTCGCTGAGTTGGTTGCTCCGCCGAGGCTTCTCGGCAGTCTGTGATAGTATGGGCTATGAGTGGAACTACCACTCATAGCCCATACGTTTGCATGGAGGTATCATGGATTTTGAAGGTCTCCTTCAGTCTCTGATCAATCCTGGCGAGGAGGGGCCGTCGGAGACGATCTATGACGATCTCCGTGCCGCCTACAACACTGTTAAGGACAAGGCTGACAGTGCTGGCGCCAAGATCTCGGAGCTGACTGACTCCAATTCTGCTCTGTCCAAGACCGTCGACGGCCTGAAGAGCAAGAACTACGACCTGCTCGAGGCCATAGGCGCGGGCGGGGACAACGCCGGCGACGACGAGTCGCACGGTGGCGACACGAGCGATGCTGACGACGGGGACGACGGCAGCATCGCCTCCTTCTTCTCCAAGCCTAAGGAGGCCTGACCATGACGCTCCCCAGCGGTCGCATTCGCGACTTCGACAACATTGAGATTCTGAACCGGATCCGCAATGACGCCACTTCCGACTATCAGCGGCGCATCCCGGCAGCCACTAAGGGGTCCGTCGCCGACGTCGTCCAGCAGTTGACGTCGTACACCCCGCATTTCAACGAGTTCACTGATGCGCTGATCAACCGTGTTGGCACGTACATCACCCGGGATATCACGTGGAACAACCCTCTGCGCGAGTTCAAGCGGGGCATGCTTAACTTCGGTGACACGATCGAGGAGGTGCAGACGGGTCTGGTCTCCTCGTACACTTACAACTCCGAGCGCGACTACATGGAGAAGGATATTTTCGGCGCTCACAAGCCGAATGTTGCTTCCCAGTTCCATACGGTGAACCGACAGGAGTATTACAAGATCACGGTGAACCGCGATCAGCTGCGTCGTGCGTTCCTGGACGAGTCGGGGCTGCAGAACTACCTGTCGCAGATTCTGGCGTCTCCGACGACTTCCGACCAGTGGGACGAGTTCCTCCTCACCTGCTCGCTGTTCGCCGAGTACGAGAAGAACGGCGGGTTCTACCACGTGAAGGTGCCCGACCTTCGGAGCCTGACCGCGACGGAGTCGGATGCGAAGCAGCTGATCAAGCGGGTCCGCGCTATGACGGACAACCTGACGTTCCTGTCCCGCCAGTACAACGCCGCGCGCATGGAGACGTTCGCCAAACGCGAGGATCTGATCCTGATCGTCACCCCGGAGGTGAAGGCGAACATCGACGTCGAGGCTCTGGCGGCCGCGTTCAACCTGTCCCCCGTCGACATGTACGCCCGGGTGATCCCCGTCCCGGCTGAGCAGATGGGTATTGACAAGGCTCAGGCGATTCTGACGACGAAGGATTTCTTCGTCATCGCGGACAACCTTCTGGAGAACACCAGCCAGCCGAACCCTGTCAGTCTGGGCACGAACTACTTCCTCCACCACTGGGAGGTCATCAGCACGTCGCTGTTCGTCCCCGCTGTCATGTTCTGGACCGGCGGTGACGACCAGAACATTCGTGTTCGTCCCGGCGCCAACCTGGCTCTGGGCGGTTACACGGCTACTCAGGGGGGCAAGGCCGTGGGTGCTGCTAACAAGGCGATTCCGGGCGGCAACATCGAGGTGACGTTCTCCGTGACCGGGGACAACACCGACGGTCTTGAGCTGGGTATCGACTACGCGGTGTCGGGTGCGAACTCGCAGCGGACGAAGATCGACAATGAGGGCGTCCTGCATCTGGGTCAGGATGAGGATGCTGACGCGGTCACCGTCACAGCCACGCTGGTCTACCGCGACAGCGCGGATGTGAAAAAGACGATCGCTTCGAAGACGGCGTCGATCGCCGTTGACAAGGCGAAGGCTGTGAAGGTTTGGCCGAAGAAGTGACACCGCCTCCTGCGTGTGGTACACTGGTGCCGTGGGCAGGGTAGCCCGTCGGTGAGGTCCTTCCTCCTTTCTGCCTCACCGGCGATGACCGCCCCGGGGTTGAGTTCGAGCTCCCCCGGGGCGGTCCTTTAACCTATGTGCTATACTCTATATATGCCTACAGCTTATGACCCGCCGGAGGATATCGGCTCGTTCGGGATGGGCTTCGACTACTCCGTCTGGTCCCCCAATACTGAGGTGTACCTGACGAACGTCGTGTGGGATCAGGAGTACCGGGACGTCGTCTGGTATGACAACTACGACGAGGCGTTCAACGCGATCGTCAACGAGTACTCCTCGCGCATCGAGGTTAAGTCCCTGACTTACTGCGCTCAGGGCGCCCCGATCAGGATTCCGATCCCGTTCTCGAAGGCGAACCAGTACAACTACCTGGTGGCCCGTAACAACCGTGACGCTTATAATTCGCGGAATACATTCTTCTACTTCATCACGTCCGTCGACTACATCGCCCCGGCCACCACCCAGATCACCGTGCAGTTGGACGTTTGGCAGACGTACATGCACCAGTTCAACGTGCGCCGTTCCTACTGCGAACGGTCCCATATGGCGATAGCCGCTGAGAATGGTTGGGACTACTACGGCCAGAAGTACATGACGGTGCCTGAGGGGCTGGACCTCGGTTCGGAGTATCAGATAGTTGACGTGAACAGGAAGGTTATCGCCTCCACTCCCAGCGCCGGCAAGATCGATACGGCCAATTTCGATATCATAATCGCCTCCACGGTGGACCTCACCCAACCCTATGGGGATGAGAAGAATCCGACGTTCACTGCTTCGAAGGGGAGCTTCGCCGAGGGTGTTCCGAATGGGACCTCGATTTATGCGATGAAGGCGGATTGGTTCCGCGTGTTCACGAATGCCATGTCCCTGGTCCCGTGGGTGTCCCAGGGTATCGTGTCGATCACGGCGATCCCGAAGGGGGTCATCAACTTCGATGAGATCAAGGATCTCAAGGTGAAGCTGCCGGGAACGTCGGGCGTGGACCCGAAGGGCGGTGACACGCGTATTTCCCGGCAGGGCGCCGAGGTGTACGACTTGGAGAAGGGTATTGGTGAGAAGGGTCTCGTCAACAACAAGTCGATCACCCTCACTGACAAACTGCGCAAGGATGACATTCTTCCGGCCCGGTACCGGCATCTGTGGAAGTTCTGGACGAGTCCGTACCTCCTGGTGGAGGTGACGACGTTCTCGGGTACTCCTCTGCTGCTCAAGCCGGAGATGATTCAATCGGCCGGCCTGGCCGTGACGCAGTGGTCTCACGTTGTGCCTCCGAACCCGCGCATCATGTTCACGGTGAATTCGCTCGGTCAGCGGACCCGCGGGCATATGGATCAGTACGACGGCTGGTCGGAGCATTTCGACGTGATGACCGGTTTCACGAACCTGCCGACGTTCTCCCTGACGAACAACAGCTATCTGATGTTCCAGGCGCAGAACGCCCACTCGATCGCCTACCAGCATCAGAGCGCCGAGTGGTCGCAGCAGCGGGCCCTGCACGGGGCGCAGACCCAGTTCAACCAGGCCAACGCCGCTATCGCCCAGGCGGGTCAGCAGACGGCTCTGAACAACTCCTGGAACCAGGACATAGCCGGCTACAACGCCCGTATGGGCCTGCAGAAGACCGGTATCGGCGTCGGCGGCCAGGTGATCGGGTCTACCCTCATGGGTCTGGCCAACGGGGGTCCTCTGGGAGCTCTGGCCGGGCTCGGCGGGTCGGCGCTGTCGGGGGCGTCCACGATGGCCCAGGCGGGTATGACGTACTCCCAGCAGGTGAACACGGCGCGCATGTCCGCCGAGCAGGCGTCCGCGATGACGAACCTGAATCAGGGGTACATGCGCTACAACGCGGACACGAATCTGGCCTACGCCAAGTATGCGGCGAACGGCGACTACGCGAACGCTATCGCCGGTATCAACGCCCGGGTGCAGGACGCTCAGACGATCGCCCCGACGACGTCGGGTCAGGTCGGTGGTGATGCTTTCATGCTGGCTGCGGAGTCGTGGAGCATCGTCGAGCGTCTGAAGTTCATCCCCGAGGATGCGGTGAGGCGTATCGGGGAGTTCTGGCTCCGGTACGGGTATGCGATGAATTCTCCTGTGGTGCCTCCGGGCGACTTCCGTTGCATGGAGCATTTCACGTATTGGAAGATGGCGGAGATGAACATCTCCCGTTCCACGATGCCCGAGACGTTCCGCCAGACGATCAGGGGTATTTTCGAGAAGGGTGTCACCGTGTGGCACAAGGATCAGACGATGATCGGTCGCATCGACTGGGCCAACAACAAGCCGCTTAAGGGGATCATATGGTGAAGCGCAATGGTGAGCGGGATTGGGTTCGCAAGGAGATCTACGAGCCTTTCGTCAACGGCGGGCGTTTCAAGAATAATCCGTCGATCAACCGCGAGGCTCTGCTGGTCCGCATGTACAAGCGGATCATGTCGGAGTTATGCGTGAACCGGTTCTCCTGGTCGGGCCTGCCGGATACGGTGGACCGCCGCTACTTGGAGGCGACTCTCATGTACGACGGGCTGGCCGTGTTCTACTTCGATGAGGAGTTCGACAGGTTCATGGCGCTCCGGGCCACGGGGCTCGGCCAGGTGAACATGTACGATAATCCGACGAATTTCACGGTGTACGGCAACCAGGTGTTCTCGAAGACTCTGGACGCCAGGCATTGCGTGCCGATCTGGTCGAATTATCTGCGTGAGCCGGATTGGGATATCATCGACATTTACTCGCAGAGGCTGGCCGCGTTCGACCGGACGCTCGAGGTGAACATGCTGTCCGCCCGTCACCCGTTCGTGTTCTCGGTGGATAACAACGAGTACCAGTCGTTCGTGAACGCGTTCCGAAAGGTCGCCGAGGGTCAGCCGGTCATCTTCGGCACGGAGGCGCTCTCCCCCGCGGCGTTGGCGGAGAAGGTGACCATGTTCGACGTCGGGTTCAAGCCTCATCAGATTCAGGACGTGATGGAGGCCAAGGTCAAGACCTGGAATGAGGCTCTCACTCTTCTGGGGATTATGAACGTGAACTCCGAGAAGCGGGAGCGTATGGTCGCCGAGGAGGCCAGCGGTTCGTCGGGGCAGGTTCTGGCGATGCGCGCCGTCGCCATGAACGCTCGCAAGTACGCGTGCGAGCATATCAACAGGATGTACGACTTGCAGGTGGATGTGAGGTGGAACCTTGACGAATCTCAGCCCGCGGATGCTCAGAACGCTATGCTTGCCGCGGCCGCTCTCGGGGGTATTGGGGATGCTCTCGACAAGGGCAATCCGGACTTGGGGACGACCGACCAGCAGGAGTTGAACCCGAACAATGGCTGATTACACGCTTGAGCTGCGCAAGGTGGTGGAGATCGTCGGTCCGTTGAACGTCGGGTTGAACGAGTATCCGATCTTCGATGAGTCGTACAGGGATTCTTTGAACCAGAAGATTCTGGACCACTACTGGTACAACGAGATCGCGCATGAGTCGATCGACATGTTCATCCGCCAGTTGAAGGTGAAGATGAATGAGATCATGCCGTTCTACAACCAGTTGTACGAGTCGGAGCTGGTCGACTTCGACCCGATGGTTACTCACGACGTGCATTCGACGGGGGATTCCACGCAGGACACGACGCAGGACATGCATACGAAGCAGAACGCGGAGCAGACGCTGTCCAGTGATTCGCGCGTGTCCTCCTCGGAGGAGTCCAAGGCTCGCACCGTCCAGTCCCAGATGCCGCAGACGCGTCTGTCCGGTCATGACGACTATGCGACGGCCGCCAACGACACGTCGTCGAAGGGGTCGGGTCAGAATCACAGCAATTCGGCGACGCAGGATCAGCAGAAGCGGTCCTCCGACACCGCTACGACGACGGGGACTAAGGCCGGGAATGTCACACGGTCGTGGGGGTATAATACTCCTAAGGCCGATCTCCTCCAGAAATGGCGCGAAACCTTCCTCAACATTGACATGTCCGTTATCTCGGAGTTGGGAGGCCTATTCATGCAAATCCGATCTTCAGGAGACGAGTACGTGAACGGATGGGGCTATGGACTATATTGATAACAAGTACCAGCTGACCCCTGGCGACTACAGGGTCACGAATGTCACACCGTTCACCTACCGTGACGGTTACACCTACCTCCAGCTCATGGAGGAGATGCGCTCGTGGGTGAGTGAGGGGCTGGTAAACCAGTTCTCCGCGAAGATGCAGGGACTCGCCAGCGACTACAATGCGGCTGTCTCCAGGCTCCTGGTGGACGTGCGCAAGGAGATGGAGGGCTACCACGCCCTCCCCTCCCAGGTTCGCGAGATGCTGTCGGCCGCCATCGCCAAGTACGATGACGAGTTCAACACTTTCGAGAATGACCTGAAGGCGCTCGTCAAGAAGCACTTCGAGTCGGACGTCGTGAACGTATTCAACTGGCTTGAAGGCGAGAGCTCCACCCTTCAGGAGCTCATCAACGACATGCACAATCGGTACACGGTTGGCGGCCTCCTCGCCGAGGACTTCAGTCAGATGGGCCTCACGGCCCAGGAGCTGGAGGACATGCCGCTCACCATCTCCGAGCTGGAGACGATCGGCAAGTTCGTTCTCCCGCACCTCTCCCCGAACTACGGGTTCTCCCCTGTGACGGGACAGTACAAGCGCGTCATCGACATCGTCTACGACGTGTACGAGGCTCAGTTCAATGGCGGTGACCGGATCACCTCCAAGGACCTGAACTACATCGATAACCTGAACATCCCGGACCTCCAGCGCATGGTGGTCTCCTGACAGAGAGGCAGGCTCAATATGCCCGCAACCAACAAGACAGAGAATTTCAACCTGCCGCTCTACGTGGCGTCCGACCACTTCAGCGTGCTGGGGGACTTCAACTCCGCCATGAAGGAGATCGACAAGGGACTCGGCGGTGCGACCGTCACCGCCAAGGCCGCTTCCCGTGACGCGACCAGCGCCCTGACGACGGCGAACGCCGCCTCCGATGACGCTCACAACGCCCGTGAGGCGGCCCAGTCGACCCTGTCGGTGTCCTCCCAGGCGAAGGCCGACGCGACCCGCGCGTTCGACATGGCGTCCAAGGCGACTACCGCCTCCGAGACGGCGAACACGTCGGCCATCGAGGCGAACAAGGTCGCCTCGTCGGCGGCCGCCAGGGCCAAGGAGGCGCGTGACCGCGCCGACGCCGCACTGGACACCGCGAACGCCGCCAACACGGCCTCCATCGACGCCAAGACCACCGCGAACGCGATCTCCGGTCAGGCGGTCCAGGCCACCCAGGCCGCCAACAGGGTCGGCGCCCTGCACAAGCGGTTCAAGGAGGTCACCGCCGGGTCCGGCGACCGTACACTGTCGACCCCCGAGGAGCGGCCGGTCACGGTCATGGAGTTCGACCTGGACTTCGACGCCGACGACGTGTGGATCATCGTGGCGATCATGCGTCACACCGTCCACAATGTTCAGGACACGCACTTCGACATTCGTGTCACCGGTCCTAAGGGTCAGCGCCGTTGGAGTTCCTTCGTCGCCGGGTACGGCCCGTGGCCGGAGGCGATGGTCTACTCGCAGGGGACGGGTATCTTCGAGGCGTTCGAGGGCCCGGGCCGGTATCACATCGAGACCGTGTTCCTGACTGACAAGAATCACAGCACCCGGTTCGACCTGTCGAACTGCATGATGCGCGCCCACTGATCCGGGCGGTATTACTGGCGGGGCGTCGGGTGACCCTCGGCGCCCCGCACCTTATAGGAGGAGCTTATGGCATGGGATGACAAGCATAAGGCATGCATCATCGCAACCCTCGCCACCGTCGAGGCCGGGTTCAACTACGGCATCATCACCGCACCCGACACCCTGTCGCTCGGTATCGGCCAGTGGACCCAGGGACGCGCCTACGACCTGCTGCAGCAGTTCCCCGACAAGAACGTGTTCGGCCCCACGATCCGCTCGTGGCTGGCCGCCGGCAAGGGCACGTGGACGATGGCCCGCAAATACCAGTCCCTGGGCGGCACTGATAGGCAGAAACTATCAGCTGCACTCGCCTCGGAGGAGGGCAAGAAGATACAGAACAACCAGATGCGCAAGGACCTGGAGGACGAGTACATCCCCAGGCTCAAAGCCATCGGACTCGACTCGGAGAAGTACACCGAGGCCGGCATGCTCCTCATCGTCGTCATGCACAGGTGGGGCAACTACGCGCGCATCCTCAACAGACTCGTAGCCAGCGCCGGGCCGGCGCCCACCCTCGACTCCATGGCCAACGCCATCAAAGCCTCCGGTGAGTGGTACGCCGTCGGACAGCGGTACGTCATCGCCTACCGGATGATCAAGAACCTCGACACCAAGGGCATCACCCTGGCGCCGGGGGACTCCGGCGGTGACAACTCCAAGGACGGGGAGGACAAGGCCAAGGAGGAGAAGAAGATCAAGCACGCGCGGACGGACGGGTCCGGCGTGCTGCGCATCTACATGTCGGACGGGTCCAACGCAGCCGCCTACCCAACCGTGGGAGGGTTCTGGAAGGCCAACGGGGCCGACCAGAAATCCGACGACGGTGACGACAAGAAAGGCGACGACGGCGGAGGCGGCGGCGGCGACTCCGGCAAGATCGGTGAGATGACCAAACTCGCCAAAGCCTCCATCGGCAAGTACGTATACCACCAATGGTACGAGCCCAGGCTGCACCCGGATCGGTCCGGAGTCACCGATTGCTCCGGGTTCGTATGGTGGCTGTACAATAAGGTTATGGGCATGGACATCGGCAAGGGCGGCACCACCGTGCTCATGTCCGAGGGCGGCAAAGTCATCGCCGAGGGCGGCGGCCGCTTCAACGCCACCAGCCAGATCAAGGAGGGCGACCTCATCGTCTGCCGCTGGTACTCCGGCGGCGGACACGTCGAATACTGCTGCGAGACGGGCAAGGACACCATCATCGGACAGCGGGGCCCCGACGGCGTCCGCGGGCCCGCCTACGGGCACGCCACGTCCCTATTCGGCGGGTGCAGGTGGAAGCTGAAGCGCTATGTCTAAGAAGTTCGACTACTACTCGTTCGACAAGATCCTCTCCCGCAACGCCGTGTTCAACATGGTCATGGGCGCCCGCGGCGTCGGCAAGTCCTACGGAGCCAAGAAGTACGTGCTCAAACGGGCGATAGAACGCGGGGAGGAGTTCATCTACCTTCGCCGCTACAAGACTGAACTGAAAACACGCGGCAGCTTCGTCGCCGACGTCGCCCACGAATTTCCGGAGCAGGAGTTCGAGATACGGAGTGGTGCGCTCTGCTGGCGCAACAAGGGGGAGGACAAGGACGCATGGCGCAAGGCCGGCTACTTCCTGGCCCTGTCCACGTCGGCCCAGCACAAGAGCACCCCGTACCCGAAGGTGACGACCATCATCTTCGACGAGTTCATCATCGAGACCGGCACCATCCACTACCTGAAGGACGAGGTCAAAGCACTCCTCGATTTCTACTCCACAGTGGACCGCTACCAGGACCGGACACGGGTCCTCATGCTCTCCAACGCCATCTCAATCATGAACCCGTACTTCATCAAATGGCACATAACCCCAACCCCGGGTAAGGAGTTCATCACATACGGGGACGGATTCGTAGCCGCCCAATTCGTCGACTCGCAGAGGTTCGCCTCACAGGTGGCGACGACACGCTTCGGCAGGTTCGTGACGGACTTCGATGAGAAGTACGCGGACTACTCCATCGACAACACGTTCGCCGACAACACGAGCCAGTTCGTACAGCGCAAGACGGGGAGGGCCGAGTACATGTTCACCGTCAAAACGGACCTGGGACCCTTCTCCCTGTGGCTGGACGGGGCGACACTGTTCTGCCAGCAGAAACTCCCCCGAGTCGAGAAGGTGTATAATACCAATAAGATGGCTCTCCGGGAGGGCGAGGTACTTATGAGTTACAGTGACAAGATCGCCGAAATGCTCCGCAGCTCCTACCGGAAGGGTCGAGTTTTCTTCGACTCCCCGCAGTCGCGCAACGCTTTCGCCGAAATCTTCGTGAGGTGATCCATGGGACACGGACCAGGGTTCTTCATCGACCTGCAGGCTCTCGTCACGGCAACGACATCGTTCGTCACAATCGGCGGATTCGCCGCGTGGGTCAACAGCAGGATGAAGAGACTCAATAATCTTCTTGACGACTGGAACGGGGTACCCGCCAGACCCGGCGTACCCAGGCGTCCAGGAGTCATGGAGCGGCTCGAGAAGATCGAGACGAAGATCGACAAACAACGTGAGGAGAATTGGTATGACCGCTCTCAAAGGATTGGTTGACCCCAAGGTCCGCCAGTACCTGTACAGGGTTGCTATCGCCGGCTGCGGCGTTCTCGCCGTCAAGGGCGTCCTGACCAAGGACGTCATCGACGTCATCACCCCGTTCCTGGCGGCCCTGTTCGCCGTCGCGGACGCCAACGTGGAGACCTCCCAGGAGGGCTGAGATGAGCCTTCAGTCGGACGCCTCTCAGATCGCATGGGACATCACCCAGAACCCGTGCGTGGGCTACTCGCAGCCCGAGCGCCTGACCATCTGGAACCTCCCCTCCCCCACCTCTCAGGCTGTCAACGTCAACGTCGACTGCAGTGAGCTGGTGGTGTACTGCTTCAACAACGCCGGTCTGCCCGACCCGCTGCCCAAGTCCATGTGGACCGGCAACGAGGTCGCATGCATGACCGAGCGGGGCTTCACCGCCGAGGAGTGGTACCCGGGCATGCCCGTCGAGGACGGGGACGTTCTGCGGTCCGACGGGCACACGGCAATCGTGTGCAATGGTTGGATCTGCGAGGCATGGATCAGCGAGTTCGGCGACATCGACGGATACGCCGGAGACCAGACGGGCGGTGAAGTGCGGTGCGCATGCTCCTACCTCAATCACCCCCTCACAATCGGTGCACAGTGGACGCACCGGATCAGATACGACGGTTCCTACTACGCAGAGGATGATCTCGATATGTCGGAGAACACCGATCTCCTGAGGGAGATCCGCGACAGGCTCGTTGAGGTCTCGGACCAGACTGGAGCCGGTATTGCCGGCCGCCGCTGGGACGGCCCCATCGTCAGCCAGCTCAAGGACGCCAACAGCACCCTGAGCAGTCTCGTTGACACGTTCAGCCCCGGTAAGGAGGGTGTCCGCAACCCCGGCTCCGCCTTCTACCTGCTGTACCAGATCAGTGACGGTATTCAGAAGGTTGCCAAGAAGCTCGCCGGAGGTGAGGGCTAACCATGAGCGCGATCCTGACCGGCCGCCTCACCGACGCGGCCGGTCGGGACGCCGCCGGCACACTGACGGTGGCGCCCGACCCACGAGTGGTGACGACCGCGGCCGGCGTCATCGTCAAGCCCTTCACGGTGGACGTGGAGGGCCAGTTCAGTGTTCCCGTTGAGATCGCGGGCCCGTACACGAACCCGCCCGAACCGTGGACGCATCACATTCTTCTCAAGCGGGGGAGGGTGAAGGTTCTCGACCTTCACGCCCCGTTGCACGACGGCACCAACCTGCTGTCCCAGCTCGTCGCCCACGAGCCGGTGTCCCCGCTGCACACCACGCAGATCGAGATCGACGTCGCCAAGGCGCGCGACCAGATGATGAAGATCAGGGACGACATCGCCAAGGGCATGATCCGCGGGCCCGTCGGCCCGCAGGGACCCAAAGGCCCCGTCGGGGACCAGGGCCCTGAAGGGCCCAAGGGTGAACGCGGCAACCGCGGGCCTTCCGGGCCCCGAGGCGACGTCGGGCTCCGCGGTCCCGAAGGCAATCCGGGGCCTCCCGGGAAGGACGGGCAGCGGGGCCTGCCCGGCCCCAAGGGCGAACCCGGCCCCATCGGACCCAAGGGAGAAAAGGGTGAACGGGGAGTATCGGGAAACACTGGGCCTGCAGGACCCATGGGCCCGCAGGGGCCGACCGGGGCTAAAGGAACCCCAGGTGCGAAGGGCGACCAGGGCCCCGTCGGTCCCACTGGTCCAGCAGGACCGGCCGGTCCCAAGGGCGATCCTGGCCCTGCCGGCCCCGCCGGGAGCGGAGTCGACCCGCTGGACGACTACTGGAAGATGGGTGCGAACTGGGTTACCGGATCGGCTCTGAAAGTCGTCGGCTCCTCCCTGGTCGCCTCCAAGTCGGAGGATAGGAACTACGACGCCAACATGGCCAAGGGTCCCAGGTTCACCGGGCCCCAGGGCTGCTCGTACCGGATCACCGGGCTCGCTGTGGCGCAGGGTCCGTCCCGCGCACGGTTCTGCGTGTCCTACTACACGATCGCCGACAACAAGTGGAAGGAGAACGTGTACGCGGACACCATCGAGATTCCGGGCAACTCGCAGCCGTACCCGATCGACGTCCGCGTGTCGGTGCCGTACAAGCCCGGCACGAACCTGCAGTTCATTGTTAATATTCGTACTGTGGAGGGGTGCACCCTCTCCAACTGCGTGGCCTACGCGGACACCCAGTTCGACGCAGTAGCAGCCAACATGAAACGCAGCGCCGACGCCGTCACCAACCTCACCGGGCGCATGGCCACCATCGAAGGCACGGCGCGCACCAACACCAAAGCCGCCACCGACGCCAAAGCCGCAGCCGACGCCGTCCAAGCCATCGCCCAAGCAGCCCAGCGCGACGCCGCAGCACTGCAACCCAAGATCACCGCCCTCGAAGAAGCCGACCGCAACATTCAAGGGATGATCCAACGCGACCGGGAAGCTCTCGCCGAAGTACGCGTCATCGGCACCAACGCCAGAAGCGCCGCCGACCAGGCGACGACCAAAGCAGCCGACGCGGCGAACAACCTCCTCGCACTCCAGAAACAGATCGAGAACGTCAAGAAGGACCAGGCTGCGATCCAAACCAAGGCGGACTTGGCGGTTAGCACCGTCAAAAAGATTGAAGGGATTAAAGCCTACTCCGAGGTCAACATATGGTCGCCCGCGTCTATCTTCCTCGACCCCGACAGCAGCATGAAAGGGTACGAGGAATACGGGTCCAAGAACCTCGACCACTCCGTCGACCAGGCGTACACGCAAATCATCGACACACGCGATGGCGCCGAATGGTGGTGGACGTGGAACGTGTGCGGCAAAACAGACCTGTGGCAATTCTCGTGGATGGTATGGGCCGGCGCCGACTCGTGGATCCAACCCTACTTCCAACTCCACAGCTCCATTGACAACTCGTGGGGTGACAAGATCTGGTTCCCCAGACAGGAAGTCGCCAAAGGCGCCTACAAGTTCCTCCTGTGGACCAAGGACGTCCCCAACTACGACGACTCCAAATGGGATGGCGTCTGCCCGGGCGCGCAGATGAAAGGCGGTATCCGGCACTGGACCCGGTTCCCCAAGGCCCGCTTCTTCATGTCCTACGACGCGATCCGCAACGGGGTGTGAAGCCGCAGGAGCCCCGTAGACGGCACAGAAAAGCTCCCCCAGTACATCGTACCGGGGGAGCTCTTCTAGGCTCTCAGGATGGCTTACACGAGGCTGTAGGAGTAGATGGAGGCCAACACCTCCTCAACCTCAGGCGAACGACGGAACGTCTCATACCCTCCAGGAGTATCCACCGTCCACAAGCACTCACCGAACTTCGAAGCGCACAGTTGAATGGTGATCACACTGTCACGGAAAACGACGCTGTGATTCACCACGTCGATCACCGGCGCCCCGCCGAAACGGGACTGAAGCCTCTGAGCAAGCTCCTTCATCATCTTGAACTCAGTCATCGTAATCTCCTCCATAAGGGCGCATGTACTGCGGAACTATATTCGGAAGCATACCGTACTCGGACTCAACCCAACGATACGCCCCATCCTGACTCGTCGTCCTGTCTCCGTTATGGGAACGGATATCCCAATCCTCCGGACCGTTCACTCGAACACTGTTCCCATCGAAGAACACGGCGCACGAATCAAAATCGACCTGGAACCCCTCCAACTCCTTCAACGGCTGAAACGACTCGATGAAAATATTCAACTCCTCCCACGGATCATAATCCATCAGGAACGGTCCTCCCAATCAAACACACCCTGGAAATACGAATCCAAGTCATCCTCCAGGTGAGAGACCCCGTCAGGCTCAATAATAAAATAGCCAACCAATTTCCCACCCCGCCTCACAAGACTAACCTCACGAGCCCCCATCAGGACGATGCAATTCTCCAAATCAACCTCGAAAGTCTCACACGGGTCAGCGTAGAACTCACAAATCCTAACAGCATCCTCGAAATCCGACTCGGCACTCATGATCAATGCTCACCCCCAGGAGCAGCCTTATTGATGAAATCAACGAACGACTGATCGTACTGCACGCCCGTCTGCCTCTGCACATTCTCCAACTGAGACACCATGTGATTGTAACGCTCCACCTCCATACGGTTCTCATAACGCATACCGCACCAAAACGCAGCCAGCATGCAAAGAATGATGAGCAGAAACTCGATGAACTTATCCACGATCAAACCCCTTTCCAACTAATACGATCAATCAACCCTGAGGATGAATCGCATCCTCATACGCAGTAATATCCTTCATCTTCAAATAAACGAACACAGGCTGAACCTCATCATCGGCGACAATCCACAAGTAATCCTTCACCAACTGGATGCACTCATGAAGATCGCAATTCAACTGACCCCTGTTCAACGGCATCGTCGAAGCAGCCGAAATATTCGCAGTGATCTCATGAAACTGAATCAACGTCTCACGATTCTGCACAATCGTCTCAGCCAAAAGCACACGATGAGCCGCATAATCAGGCAACTCCTCCGTGAAGACAAAAGCTACGCCCTGAGTAACTTTCGAACCCGCCATGATCAATGCCTTTCAGTAGTGTCGATCCAAACAGTAACCGGAAACGCCTCACGAGGAGAAACCTTGCAAGGCCTGTCTTCGTTAAGACTCAGTATACCCCGGTTAGACTCGACATTGAGATGCCTATCGTGCACAGCCCAATTCTCGAACCATTGACCACAATGCTCACACCTTATCAGCGCCTTGTTCATCCTGAACCGCTCCGAGTGCAATGACTTGCTCATGACATTCTCCCTTCAAATAGCCAGGTCAGTAGGGCCACGAGAAACGGTGCAACAAGGCGCATGACTCAGTGACCACCCCATCGTCGACGATAGGAACGACGGAAATCTCAAGGTCAGCATGCGCGAGATCAGCTCTCCCAGCGAGATGGGCAAGGTAAGGCCAAATAGGCTCATCGACCTTCGCGTACTCGTAGGCGTCATCCCATCCGGCCGGCACTTCCAACGGCTCGATGGAGCCGACACCACAATCGTCAGCGATCTTGTAGAGCCCCCACGGCTCTCCCGTTCTCGGAGCTTGAATGGAATAGACAGCACCGAACTCGACGGTCTTAAGACCAGGATCTTCAATGCGATAAATCGCGAGTCTCATTAGATTGCTCCTCCCTCGTTGGCTTGTGACCCCATCATAGCACACACCCCCCCAGCCACAACCAACAAGTGCTGTGAC